ATGTACGTTGCAGCTGACGCCACGATCAGATTAGCGATGGGTGATAAACCTATCGAGGCTTTGTTAAGAGCATCAAACTATGTGTTACCAGGTGACCAGATCAAATTAGCTGAGATGATGGAAGCTACAAGATTAATGAACCCTGAGACAGCAGCTATCATCGGTAGATCCATTGATTATAAAAATCAACTTGCTAGGATAGATAATCTGACAAGTCAAAGAGATAATCTAGAAAATCTATCTGGAGGTGGTGAGTTTGATTATATAGGTGATTTAACTAACGACATTAAATTTCTTAATAATCGAATTAAAAAAGCAACAAATGATTTAAGTACAAAATTTAAAATGACAGATGCACAATTAACATATGCGGATGCGATGCAAGCTGAAATCGATGATAGGAGAACAGCAGATAATTTTATAACAAAAACAAAAGCAGCGTTGAGTGGTATTGGTGAAAATCTTAGTGACGTGGAAACAATAGGAAGAGCCGATCAAACACAAGAACAATTAAACAAAAGAATGACTCCTCAATTGGATAGAGATTTATTACTTGCAAAAGAATATGAACTCATATCATTTGCAAAAAACCTGCAAGCTCAAGGTTATGATATTCCTGACGATTATTATGTAAAAGAACAAGAAAAAGCAAGAGAGTTTGTTCAAAATACGTCTTTAGCAGGTCTTGCAGCAGCAACAAATCCTGAACTAGTTTATGGAGCACAAGGTTACATAGCTGAGCCACTATTCAAAGGTGAGGTTGAAAAACCACAAAATGTAATTAGTGATATGGCAAATGAAATAGTTGGTCAGACAAATGTAAATGAACAAGGACAAGTCATTAATCCATTTGATATTGATCTATCTATGATGGGGACTGGATTAAGAGGTTTTTCAGCAGCAGGCGGAGGAATAGCAAAACAAGCAGGTGTTTCTTCAGGACCACCACCAGAGTCAGGACCTAGTCCACAAGGCTTGTCTTATCTAATGAAACGTGGTAAGAACATATAGGAGTAACAAATGGCAGAAATAGACAAAGGACTCCCTAGTAACACACGTACTGAAGTTGATGTTCCCACACAGGAGGAGATCGAAGAGGTTAGTGTTCAAGAGGAGACACCAGAAAAAGGACCGATAGAGGTCACACCAGAAGAAGATGGCGGAGCAACGATAGACTTTGAACCAGGTGCAATCAACATACCTGGAACAGAAAATCATTTTGATAACCTAGCAGACATACTACCCGATGATGTTTTGGATCCGATTGGTAACGATATGGTTCAGAATTATATGGATTATAAAGCGTCAAGAAAAGATTGGGAGGACTCTTATAAACAAGGACTAGATCTTCTAGGATTCAAATACGAGAATAGAACAGAACCCTTTCAGGGAGCGTCCGGTGCAACACACCCAGTGTTAGCAGAGGCGGTTACACAGTTTCAAGCACAGGCGTACAAAGAATTATTACCTGTGGATGGACCAGTAAGAACACAAATTATTGGTGTTGAAAACCCTGCAACAGAACAGCAGGCAACTCGTGTAAAAGATTTCATGAACTATCTGATAATGGATCAGATGAAGGAGTACGAGGAAGAGTTTGATTCAATGTTATTTCATTTACCACTAGCAGGATCCACATTTAAAAAAGTTTATTACGATGTGCCAATGGCGAGAGTGGTATCTAAATTTGTTCCTGCAGATGAATTAGTTGTGCCATACACGGCCACAAATCTAGAGGATGCAGAGTCTGTAATTCATGTTGTCAAAATGTCAGAAAACGAATTAAGAAAACAACAGGTTAATGGTTTTTACAGAGACATAGAACTATCACCACCTGGAAACGTAGAACAAAATGATGTTCAAAAAAAAGAAAGAGAATTAGATGGCACTAAAAAAACTGGTAAACAAGAAACCATGTATACCTTATTAGAGTGCCATGTAAATTTAGACCTAGAAGGTTTTGAAGATGTTGGAGCAGATGGTGAACCAACAGAAATAAAATTACCCTACATAGTAACTGTAGAAGAAGGTAGCCGATTAGTTCTCTCTATACGGAGAAACTATGCGCCCG